AGGAGCAATCTTCCTAGTTCTGATAAAGTTTCTTGTCTTGCTTGAGCAGCAATTTTAGAGCCTCTAAACCCCCCTCCCTTGCCAAATTGAACATAATTTCCAGAACTATCGACAACTGGAGCGTAGAATTCTTCTGCCTGCGGTTTTTCCATTGTTCGTGCAAGCATGGCTGCAAGCATAGGATTGCCCCTCATTGCAGCATTACCACCCCTTGTCATAGCCAACCGCATTGCATCCTGCGGGTCATAAACATATTGCGACTGGCGCGTAACCTCTTGAATGTCTCCCGCTCTACGCTGGGCTAGTTCTTCAGCATTGCGGCGCTGCATATCTTGTGCAAACGCGGGTGCTGCTGACTGAAACTCTTGCAACCCAAACTTATCAACTGGAGCAATGCTGCGAATAGGTGAACCACCCATTAAGCGGCCTGCAATTTGAGCGCCAGTTGCATCAATCTGTCGTTCTGTATCTGCTTCAAATTGCGCTTTTGTTTTTGCAGCGGTTTCTTCTGCCTCATCTGCTTTACGGGCAGCACGGGCGGCAAGGAACGCTTGCAGACCCTGCACCAAGGGCGCTCCGCGAGGGATGGGGGCGTTCTGGATGTCCCCCGGCTGGTATGCCTGCTGCGCCAACATCTCTGCCATACGGCGACGACGGCGTGCCTCGGAGGCTTGCCGCTGGTATTCGTCTGGAAGCGCAAACATCGAGACTGTTTTGTAGCGTTCGTCAGCCATTTTCAAACCCTCCACGGTCGGGGCCACCCTGCGGGTTGGTCATCCCCGGCGATTTCTGCATCTTCGGGTACTGCCGCAGGAACTGACGCGGCGCACGGTTGATGTCGGCAGCGTTCTGCGGGGGCGAATACTGCATATCACTCTGCGCCCCTGCGTTATTGCTCACCTGCTGGCTCTGGCCCTGCATCTGGAGCATACGCGCCATGCGCTGACCGCGACCGCCGTTCATCATGGGGGGAGCGTTAAAGGTTTGGTATGGAGTTCTCATAGTTTATCAACCGAAAGGTTTGCCAAAAAAGCCGCCACCTGCTGCCGCTCCTAAAGCACCGCCTAATTGCCCATACATGCCCATCTTGGCGTTATACGCTGCCGTTTGGTTAGCGTAGTTTTGCTGCGCGAAGTTACCCGCCGCTTGTTGCGCTCCGAAAATGGGAGCCGCCCCAACCTCTGCGCCCTGATAGGCTTGGAACTGCGGCATCTGCACCTGTGCGCCGCCCATGATGGCTGCGACCTCGTTAAGCGGGAGCGCCCGAAGCGCCAATTGCTCTTGCAACGCTGCCTGACGCTGGGCGTTCTGGAAGTTTGCCGCCGCCTGCGCTTGGTTGAAGCCCTGTGCTTGGAGCGCCGCTTGAGCCTGCGCCTGCTGCAATGCCGCCTGTTGGTTCTGGGCAAGCGAGGCGTTATACAGCCCAGCAATGTCCATTTCCTGCCCAAACTGCTGACCGGCAGCAGCGTTGTACGCACCCGCCGCGCCCAAGCCCTGTTGGAAGTTCTGCGCGATGGCACGGTTAACGGCTTCCTGCGCCGCCTGTCCCGTCTGGAAGGATGCCATCTGCGCGTCTCGACCAAACTCACCCGCCGCAAGCCGCTGCGCGAACTGCTGCGCCTGCGCTTGGTTGGCAAACTGACCCGATTGGAGCGCCAGTTGGGCGTTTTGGGCGATTGCAGCGTTTTGTGCGCCCGTGGCCTGCTGACCCGCGCCAAACCCCGCCAGAGCCGCTTGGTTGGCAAAGCCGCCCAGAGCCTGTGCCTCGCCTAGCCCCTGCTGACGAGCCGCCATATCAAGGCTAATGCCCTGTAGCGCAGCCTGCGTTCGGAGGTCGTTTTCCTGCTGTTGCTGCTCGGCAATGGCGGCGTTAAACGCCTCGCCACCGCGCACCAGACCCTGATTGGCAAGTTGGGTTTCCAACTGCGCCCGTTGACGCTGCAATTGCGGGTCGAGGCGCGACATGATGGCCTGCTGCGCCGTCATACCAGCGCCAACCGGCATTGCGGCAAGTTGCGAAGTGTCCAACTGCCCTTGAAGTGTTGGGGCAGCGGGGCCACCCTGCGCCGTGCCAAACTGGCCTGCGCCGGTCTGCACGCCGCTAATGCCGCTTGTGTCCAAGCCCTGCAAGTTCAGCCCTTGTGGGCCACCCGCAGCCATTCCGTACTGTCCTGCCGTGGGGCCGAAGTTAACCGGCAGCGCCGACACATCAGAGCGTGCGCGACCCTGCAACTCGGGAAGGGTCGGCAGGTTGCCATAACCGCCAAATTGGAACTGCTGTGCCGGAAGCCCCTGCGGGGTGAAATCCGTGCCGTAAATTTTTTGCACATTCTCAATGGCCTTTTCACCAAGGCCGGAAAGCGCCAACTCCACCCGCTGCTGCGCCTTGAGGGTCGCCTGCGCCTCGGGGGTCAGGTACTGCTCAATCGTCGGGGTGTCCAAGTCCACCATTTCGGTGAACATCTCGCGGGTGGGCATCACATCGCCCAGATACTCCCCGCCGCCGTAGCCCTGATTAAACCGTTGCGTCTGTCCCGGCCCCATGCCGGACGCATCAAAGCGACCGCCGCCAATAAGCATCGCAGTAGGAACCTGCGCTCCGGTAGGGAGCGTGGTGAAATCGGCTCGACCGCCCTGCGTGTATGCGCGGTCATCGCCCATTCCCAGAGCCTCGCGCCGCGCAGCAGGCATACCGTCAGCCTTTGATGCCGTAGGTTCGGGCGTAACGCCGAGGTCAACGCCGCCGCCATACATACCGCCACCGCCCATCTGCACGCCACCGCCGCCCGTTGTGGGCATGGCAGCACCGCCACCAACGCCAACGGTTGAGGGTGCGCCTTGCGGTGCGCCGGTAGCCGGTGCGCTAGGCTTTTGCGCCTGACGCGCATTGTAGTTAGCCATCGCCGCGTCATACGCAGCGCGGTTGAATTGCGGTCGCCCGTAAGTCACGCGCTGACCACCAAGCGGGGTAATGACATTGGGGTTAGAAAGCCGCGCAGTAAGACGCGCCGCCTCTAGGTTGGCAATGCCCTGTTGTTGCGCTGCACCTGCGTAATCAGGCGCTGGCGGCGGTGCCGGTGATTTTTTTCCCATAACGGTGTCCTAAATAACGACACGCCTCGCGTGTCATGGTCAGGAAAACAATATCACCGTCGGTGTCGGCGTTCTTTATTCGCGCTTCCTCGGTGAAACCCATTTTACGCACAAGCCTGATGGCTTTCGCGTTTTTACTGCCCACGGGGGCGATGATTTTGTCAACCCCGCAGACATTGAAAGGATAGTCAAACATGGCTGCAATGTAAGCGGGGGTTAAGCGGTCAGAAATGGCGATGTGGCAAACCACGCTGCGCCCGTTCCAGTTCTCGTAAACCACGCCGCCGACAATGTTCTCTCCCTTACGCAATCCGATGGCGTTAGAGCGTTCAGCGTGATACCCGCCGCCCGTATGCCCACAGACCCATTCGCCCACCTCGGGGCCGCTTGTTATATGCCAGCCCATCCGAGTTGATACACCACATCAGTTGAGGCCCATTGAATCGCTAACTTGTTGCTGCTGCTCTGAAACTGTACTGACCCGCAGTAGCCAACGCCGGTAACGCCCTGCCAGTTGTTCTGAATCTCAAGGTCGGAACCCCACACAGCCGTATCCCACAACGCGCTGTCCCACAGGGCAGTCAGCGGAGTAGAAAACGATATTGGGGCAACATTGTCTGAAATGTTGAAATCGACATTGATGCCGACCCGCACAGACGGGGTGCCGTTGCTGAAAATGCTAGGCCGTGCGCGTGTAAAAATCTTCTTTACGCCGCGAGTCTCAAAGTAGTTAAAGGCTTGAAGAATCTTGCCGTTGATGTTGCTTGTGTCATCAATGTAGCCGGTGCTACCCGTCGTCCAAGCCTTTGCCACGAAAGTTGCAGCGCCAAAGTACGGAGTGTCGTCAAGAAGCCCAAAGTGAAAAGCGTTCCAGTTTGTAAACCTGCACCACGCCTTCGTGATGTTGTTCATCACAAACTGCTCTTGTGCGCCTTCACGCACCGGGACATTGACGATTAAGGCGTTGTTCTTCGGGTTGTACAACATACACCACCCGAAGTTGTCCCTATATGCCGCAGCAGCCGCTGCAAACGCACCCTGTATCTTGTCCGATAGCGCGATGTTGGGGTCGAGCCGCGAGGACTGAAGCGCCGAGGCCATCGGAATCAACCCGTCAAGCGTCAGCACCAAAAGGTCGCCGCCGTACTTCATCAGGGAGCGGGTGCCGATAGGCGCACCCACAATCCACACGCCAATCAGCGCCCATGTGGACGCAGATGAGGGGTCGGTGCCACGGTAGACAATGACCTCGCCCTTGTCGGTGACAAATACAAGGTTGTCATCTACGCCGTAACCAGCGTCAATTGTCCACGAGGCCATCGACACCAACACGCCGCCCAGACGCGCAATGGATGACAGGTCAAGAACCTGCGCCGCGCCGCCAACGCTTGAGGTCGGCAGGTACCACGCCTTAAGCGTGTCCTTCTGGATGAACCACACACGGTTCTTGAAAAGCGTCGGAGAGTTAAGCGTAGTGGTCGTAACGCCCGTAATGGCAGGCGAGGATGAACCCGTGATGCTTGTCCAACTTGAGCCGTTGTAAAGATACGGCGTGTTGACACCGTTGGCGGCATACAAGTAGTTGCCGCCTGCGGTCGTGACATTGGTGTATTCCCACTTGGAGTTGGTCAGTCCGCTGACCGCCGCAGCGCCAATAGCACCCGCAGATGTAGCGTTGTAGAACTTGCCATCCGACACCGCCCACAACTCATCAGAGGTGCCGCCGCTGTAGGTCATCAGGGTTTCTACATCGTCGGGAAACCCCGTGGCGTGCTTCACATAGCCGCCGCGCAGGACAACATTGGATACGCCGGGGAAGTAATTGTCCAACTGCACGGCATCCGTGGGTGCCATGTTGGCGAGAGAATCCCGAGCGTTCCAACCGCCCACGGGCGACGGCAGGCTTGCGACATTTGCCGCAGAGCGTTGGACGAGGCGACGAGAAACAGCCATTAGTTCTCGTACCCGTAGCCGCTGTCAGGGATGT